GCGATGTGTGGGACTGGCTACCGCTATTCCATCACACGACTGAGGAAGTGTTCCAGATCATAGCTGATGCTGGACAGAAGCCATTCTGGGCTTATGAGAAGAACGAGCGATTATCTTGTGTGTTCTGCATCATGGGTAGCTTGAATGATCTGAGGCATGGAGCTGAACAGAATCCAGAGTTGTACCGCGAGTATGTGGAGCTGGAGAAGGAAATCGGTCATACGATCTTCACGAAGGGTAAGACACCTATTTATCTGGAAGAGTATACCGGCATTAAGCTTGAAGGGAGGTGACACAAGACAATGGATAAACGGAACGCCTTAATTGCAGCTGTACAAGCTGGTGCTGTAAGAGAAATTGCAGAGATCAAGAATAACGGTGCAAGCAATCGGTTTATGTCAGCTACTGATCGACTGAAACGAAGTAAGAGAAACCGCACGGCCAAGCAATCGCGTAGAGCGAATCGGGGGTAGTTACATTGACAGAATTATGGTTTGCAATGGGGATGTTGGCAGGATCAACAGTAACGCTCATTATCCTATCTATTCTTAGGATTAACAAGAGTTTGCCCGATGAAGAGTTTCCCATCCAACGTCGTGCATCAGATGAGGGGTTCCTATCGGATGAAGAGATCGCAGATTTAAGAGGATTGAGGGATGACGATGACACCCGAAGTTAGAAAACGTCTGGACAAGCTTCACGCTTTTCTTAGATCCGATGATCTGCATATCGATGGACGGATATTCATTCTTAAAGAGATTTGGGATATCAACAAAGAAATAGCCACCTTTACGAGAGGCGACTATTTCAAGAAGCTAAGAAATATTTGAATACGGTCAGTATAGCACGTCTGTACTTAAATTTGAAGGAGGACTTATTCAATGTCAACGGAACAGGCCATTGTTAAGGGCTATAAAGTATTCAATCCGGATTTCACCTGTCGCGGTTTTATCTACGAGGTCGGTAAGGAATACACGCATGAAGGTGACATACGTACATGTCGTGAGGGGTTTCACTTCTGTGAGCGTTTGGTAGATTGCTTCAATTACTATCAGTTCGATCCATCTAATAGAGTCGCTGAAATTGAGGCGCTTGGCCAAGTGAAGCATGATGATGACAAGTGTGTGACTAATCATATCCGTATCGTTCGTGAGATCACTTGGTCGGATATGCTCGACATGGTTAATGAGTGTAAAGGAAATACCGGTCATTCCAACGCTGGGGACAGCAACGCTGGGAACCGCAACGCTGGGCACTACAACGCTGGGCACTACAACGCTGGGCACTACAACGCTGGGCACTACAACGCTGGGAACCGCAACGCTGGGGACTACAACGCTGGGCATTTTAACTCCTGCAATTACTCAAGTGGCTCATTCTGCTCTGTCGAACCTGAATTCCTACTATTTAATAAGCCGAGTCCAATCAGCCGCGAAGCGTTCAATGACAGTCGTGGTGCTCGCATTTGTCGGTATCTTCGAGTCGTGGATGAAGAGGGTAACAAGATCGATTACAAACAGGCTTGGGCTAACTTATGGGAGCAATGCTCGAACAGCGACAAGATCTATGTTCAGGCTATCCCGAATTTTGATGCAAGTGTGTTCTTCGATATCACGGGCATACAGGTATGATCGGTCAACCCAGCTTAGATCGGTTCAGTCAGCCTCGAGTAAATGTTATCCAATTCCCCTTACACGACTGTGAAGTGTGTGGTAAGAGAGTGCTGATCCTCAAGCGCTGGAATGATCGTGAGGTCTGCTTGGATTGTATCGAGGAGTTGTTGGACGATGTCGATTATCCGTAAAGGTGATCGGGTTCACTTGTTGCATTGGCATCTATATAAGGGAGATGTAATGCCTGACTTACCTGCTGAACAATGGACAGCTCAGATATTGGAAACATGGGGTACTAGTCAGACATTTGCAAAAGTAAAGCGTGATTATGATGGACGAGTGTTGCCGGTCTTGGAGAAGGAATATGAACAAATCAGCGACCAGGATACGGCAAATGCTCCAGCGGTGAGAAGTAAGAGAACAACAGAAGCTCGACCAACGGATGAGCCGGTCTTGTTTTAACTAAATAGAAGAGAAAGGAATGATCGCATGATCAAGATCAATAAGCTCGAGATAGAAAATATAAAACGTGTTAAAGCAGTCAAGATCGAGCCTACCGCAAACGGATTGACTATTGTTTGTGGCAAGAATAATCAAGGTAAAACCAGTGTGTTAGATGCGATTGCTTGGGGATTGGGAGGCAATAAGTATAAGCCGAGTCAAGCCACACGTGATGGTTCGATCATACCGCCTTACCTCCATATCGTATTGTCCAACGGCTTGATCGCTGAACGCAAAGGGAAGAATTCGGAACTGAAGGTGATCGACCCGAATGGAGAAAAAGGAGGGCAGCAGCTGCTCGATAGTTTTGTTGAAGAGTTGGCCATCGATCTCCCGAAGTTTATGAACTCTACCAGCAAAGAAAAAGCGAATACCTTACTGCAGATCATCGGTGTTGGGAACAAGCTCCACGAGTTGGAACAGAAAGAAAAGGAGGTGTATAGCCAGCGGCTCACGATTGGTCAAATTGCTGACCAGAAAGAAAAGTTTGCCAAGGAACAAACCTACTATCCGGATGCTCCCAAAGAACCTGTATCCGCATCTAGTCTGGTTCAGCAGCAACAAAGCATCCTTGCTAAGAATGGTGAGAATCAACGTAAGCGACAACAACTTACGCAAATTCAAGCCTTGTATGTAAGCCAAGGGCAAGAGGTCGAGCGTCTGACAACTCAGCTGAATGAAGCAAAGCTTAAGCATTCGCAAACTGGAATTGATCTAGAGACTGCCCAAAAGTCAGCGATCGATCTGCACGATGAATCGACCGAGGAACTAGAACGCAATATCCAACAGATCGACGAAATCAATCGAAAGGTCAGAACGAATCTGGATAAGGATAAAGCTGAAATAGATGCGAGCGACTACCGCACACAGTATGACGCACTGACGACCTCCATTAATGAGGTTCGAAATCAGAAGACTGATCTCTTAACGAATGCAGAGCTTCCACTTGATGGCCTATCCGTTGAAGATGGCGAGTTAATCTACAACAGCCAGAAGTGGGACAACATGAGTGGATCCGATCAGCTTAAAGTATCGACTGCCATTGTTCGAAAGTTAAAGCCTAATTGTGGATTCATCCTCCTGGACAAGCTCGAGCAAATGGATCTCGAATCATTGCAAGAGTTCGGTCAATGGTTAGAGCAAGAAGGTTTACAAGCCATTGCTACAAGGGTAAGCACCGGGGCAGAATGTAGCATTCTGATTCAAGACGGTTATGTGGTTGGTCAAGAAGATATTGTATTGCAACAGCCACCGGGTGAAATCGATCCTGGACCAACATGGAAAGTGGGAGAGTTTTAATTGGGCTCGGTTATCGATTTGACTGGTCAGATATTCGGGCGCCTAACCGTTGTAATGCGAGATGGCACAAAATGCAGTCATCCGTTGTGGCTTTGTATCTGTGAATGCGGCAACAAGACAAGGGTAATCACTAGTGATCTAAGAGGCGGTAAAACCCAATCTTGCGGATGTTTGAGAAAAGAAAAGGCAGCATTACAAAGCCACGTAGCAGGAATGGTACGTGGAAGGCAAATGACAAAACACGGTAAAGCCGGAACGCGACTATATAACGTTTGGAAGGGAATGCGAGATAGATGCAATAATCCAAATAACCAAGATTACGAAGATTATGGTGGTCGAGGAATTCGAATATGCGCCGAATGGAATGATTTCGAAAATTTTTATGAGTGGGCAAAAGGTAGTGGCTACGACTCTACAGCACCGTTTGGAACGTGCACAATTGACCGAATTGAGGTAAACGGTAACTACTTTCCGGGAAATTGCAGATGGACTGGAATGAAGGTACAAGCGTTAAATCGAAGACCAAGACGTAGAAAGGTGGCGCACATATGAACATAACAAAAGGAAAAGTGGACAAATCTCAAAAATGTGTAATTTACGGTCCAGAAGGCGTAGGTAAAACTTCTTTCGCTTCTCAATTCCCAGAACCATTATTTATAGACACCGAAGGGAGTACCAGCCATATTGATGTTGCTCGTTTGGATAAACCTACGAGTTGGACAATGTTACTGCAACAAATTGATTATGTGAAACAGAATAGATCTTGCAAAACATTAGTCATTGACAGCGTTGATTGGGCTGAACGTTTAGCAATTGAATTTGTAACAAGCAGAGCCAATAAAGAAAGCATTACAAGCTTCGGGTATGGAGAAGGTTTTATTCAGCTCGAAGAAACGTTTGGTAAATTTTTAAATAAGTTATCTGATTTGATCGAAGTTGGAATAAATGTTGTTTTGACTGCGCATGCAAAAATAATAAAGTTTGAGCAACAGGATGAGATGGGAGCTTACGACCGTTGGGAATTGAAGTTAGGCAACAAAACCACAGCTAAAACAGCGGCGTTAACAAAAGAATGGGCAGATTGTGTTCTTTTCATGAATTACAAAACGTTCAGCGTAGCCACGGATTCTAAGGGGACAAAGCATAAGGCACAAGGTGGCGTTCGCACGATCTATGCGACACACCATCCGGCATGGGATGCGAAGAACCGTCATGGCTTGCCAGATGAATTCCCGATGGAATACTCCCGCATTGCGCATCTCTTCAAAACTGACTTGCCAGTTACACAGACAACTGCTCCAATCGTTGAAACTGTAATACCTGTAATTACTCAGCAGCCGGAACCAACACAAGCACCAACACCAACGGTTACAACAGAAACACAATCAATAGATCCGAATATCCCTCAGTCATTAAAGGATTTAATGACGCAGCACAAGGTGACCGAACAAGAAATTCAGATCGTGGTTAGCAAGAAAGGCTACTACCCGGAGGATACACCGATCACGAACTATGATCCTACGTTTATCAACGGCGTATTGGTGGCAGCGTGGCAACAAGTGTACGGCATGATTACCGATTTCAGAAAGACATTACCGTTTTAACAATACATCATTGGGAGGAACTACACATGAATCAAGAGAGAGAATTAGGTTGGGACGATGAGATTGAAAAGGACGGTGGGGACTTTATCGTCCTCCCCTCTGGTGACTATAACTTCACGGTTATGAAGTTCGAACGTGGCCGTTTTACTGGTAGCGATAAAATGCCAGCTTGCAATCAAGCTAAATTAGAAATTGCTGTACATTCTCCCGAACATGGGGACGTGGTTGTTTTTAACAATCTACTTCTTCATACAAAGACTGAAGGGTTACTGTCTAACTTTTTCGCTGGCATTGGCCAGAAGAAGAAAGGCGAAAAGTTGAAAATGAACTGGAATGCAGTAACTGGCGCAAAAGGACGTTTGAAGCTAGAAATCAATAAGTTTACTGGTAAAGATGGCGCAGAACGTACCAATAACCAAATTAAATCATTCTATCCCTATGAGGAAAATACTCCGCAGCAAGGTGGATTCACACCAGGGCAATTTTAGGGGGTCATCTGTATGCAACTTAGAGATTATCAACAGGCAGCGCGAGAATCTATACAGAATGAGTGGGCAAAGGGAATCAAGAAAACATTACTTGTCCTTCCCACTGGCACCGGTAAGACGATCGTATTTTCAAAGGTTATCGAAGATCGGGTAAAAAAGGGCGAGCGTGTTCTCGTCCTTGCCCATCGGGGTGAATTACTAGACCAAGCTGCAGATAAATTGGAACAAAGCACAGGTTTGAAATGTGCGACTGAAAAAGCAGAACAAACCTCGATTGGCAGCTGGTATCGCGTCGTTGTCGGAAGTGTCCAAACCATGATGAGAGAAAAGCGCCTTGATCAATTTGATAATGACTTTTTCGACACAATCATTATTGACGAGGCGCGCCACTGTCTGTCG